GCCCGCAACTTCAGCGCGCTTGCATCAAACACAACTGGCCGACCAATTCAGATCGACGCTGCTGGCGTTGGCGAATACAAGGCCGCAATGGACAAGCTGATGCGGTCCAACTTCAGCGAGAACTTCTTGTCCGAAGCCGAGCGCAAGACCCTTTCGTCTGGCCTTGATAGCTCTGGTGGTTATCTGGTCGAGCCTGATATGTCCGGTCGCTTTGTCAAAAAGGTGTTTGAGACATCCGCAGTTCGCGCCTATGCGGCTATCCAGACCATCTCAACCAATGCATTTGAAGGCTATTACGACAACGAAGAAGTCGGCTTTGGTTGGGTTGCTGAAATGGAAGCACGCCCTGCGACCGGCACGCCTTCCTTGGGCAAGTGGTCCATTCCTGTTCATGAAATGTACGCCATGCCAGAAGCATCGCAGACCATTCTGGACGACGCGATGATTTCGCTGGAAAGCTGGTTGGACGGCAAGATCGCCGACAAGTTCTCTCGTGCAGAAAACGCGGCTTTCGTTGCTGGTAACGGCGTCAACAAACCGCGCGGCTTCTTGGACTATCCAACAGGCACCGACCTCACCAACTCTGTTGAGCAGGTCAACACGGGCGCTAACGGCGCATTTGTTGCGGCTCCAAACGGAGGCGACGTTCTGATCACTGCGCTTTACGGCCTCAAGGCTCAGTACAAGGCAAACGCGTCTTGGTTTATGAACCGCACTACATCGGCCTTGACTCGCAAGCTGAAGGACAGCGACGGCGCATATATCTGGTCCCCTGGCATTGCGGCTGGTCAGCCTGCTTCATTGCTTGGCTACCCAATCGCGCCTTTTGAAGACATGCCAAACCCTGCAACGGGTTCTTTGTCCATCGCTGTTGGTGACATGCGCGAAGCGTATCAGATCGTTGACCGCTTGGGCATCCGCATGTTGCGCGACCCGTTCTCTGCCAAGCCTAAGATCCAGTTTTACGCTACTAAGCGCACTGGTGGCGACATGATCAACGGCGAAGCGCTCAAGATTGTGAACTTCTCAGCCTAACTAAAACGGGGCGGTGATCCTGCCGCCCCGTCAATACTACCGCATAGGAGTTAAACAATGCGTGATCTAATTTCAAACCTACAAACGACTGACCTTTCAACGGACACTTTGGCGGGCGTTACACCCAACGCCTCCACATGGCTGGACATCAAGGGCTTTTCCGGCGCTGCCATTGAGTTGATGACCGGCGCAGTTACCGACGCTGGAACGGCGGCTGGTTTTACCGCCACATTGCAGCACAGTGACACGACTGCGGCGGCTGATGCCGTTACGGTTCCAACTGCTGAGACAACCAACGCGGTCAACTCTCTGACTGTCACGTCAGACGGAGACGACAACATTGTAGTGGGTGTTCTGGGCTACAACGGGGCCAAGCGTTACATCCGCCTAAACTATGTCGGCACAACTGGCACGGACGCAATTGTTCGCACTGTTGGCCGCACGGGCAAGCCACACACTGCCCCAACGACCTACGTTGGCACGTCTGTAGCTGCCACCTAAGTTTAGCGATGGGCCGGTTTGCGCTGGCCCATTTCGTAAATTTAGAGCGCAATGAGGAAGCAACCAAATGTCCAGCTTTACAGACTACCTTGAGGACGCGGTTCTAAACTACGTTTTCCGCAACACAGGCACACCAACCAGCACGTCGGTTTATCTTGGCCTGTTTACGGCAGCACCCACGGACGCGGGCGGCGGCACTGAGGTTTCTGGTGCAGGTTACGCGCGGCAAGTCACGGTCTTTGACGCGGCGGCTGCGGGGGCGATCACTAACACGGCTGCGGAGAGTTTCACGGCATCCGGCGGGGCTTATGGGACAGTCGTGGCGGTCGGCATATTTGACGCTGTGACGGCAGGAAATTTAATCGCATGGGACGATATCACGTCTGCGGTTGTTGGTGACGGGACCACGCTAAACTTCGCAATCGGTGACATTGATATCTCTCTAACATAAGGCGCGGAAAATGGTAGTTCTCGTTAATAGAGCCAAGGTAGCAACCGCGACCACAGGCACAGGCACGATCACCCTTGGCGCTGCTGAGAGTGGGTATCAGACGTTTTCCGGCGCTGGTGTGGCTGATGCTGATGTCGTCCGCTACGTCATAGAGGATGGAACCGCATGGGAGATTGGCACGGGGACCTATACGGCATCCGGCACAACGCTCACGCGCACAGTGACCGAAAGCAGCAACGCAGGATCGGCCATTACCTTGACTGGTTCGGCTGTTGTATTCGTTGGCGCGACCGCTGCCGACTTCTTGCCCCCCGCTGCCAACGTATCACTTGACGATACAAGCCTTGTCGTTGCCGTTGCTACAGACATGCAGGACTTTGCTGAAAAGGCAGACTCGGCGCTACTGAGGGCGCGCGGCACGGGCTTCACAAGCACCTATGTCTCCACAGTAGCAGTCGGTGGAACGACCTTTGCGCAACCCGCCGTCAACGGCGAAATCTACAGCGACCAAGGCTATTTTGCAATCGCATACGCAGGCGCAACAGGCATCACGGTTGCCACTTTGACCTCGCCTTCGACCTACGTTTACATTGACAACGCGGGCAACCTTCAACAGCAAACCAGCATCCCGACCCGGCAAGATTGGTCGCGCAAAATGTTCACCATGCGCGTCGCGGTGGACACGGTTGCTGAAACCATCCTTGGCTTTGAGTACCTAGGCAACCCCATTGGTCACTACGCGAACAGCATTAGGGACTTATACCAAGCCCTTCTTGCTCAAGGCGTACCGTTCAAGGGTGGCCAAATAATCACAGGTAGGGCTGGCGACCTCGGCTTTGATGTGGGTGCAGGTACGATCACAGAGTTTGGCGGCACGGGTGACATCAACAACGCAAACATTCTTAGTCTAGACGCCGCTGCAAATGTCACCTACAGCTTGCTGTCACGAACGGCGATTGTTGGCGACCAGACAAACCTTGTCAAATTCTGGGACAACGCTGGCAGCATCACGGCCTTGGGTTCTGGCACCTTTGTTGCGCATAGGCTTTACCGATTCAGTAACGGCAACTTTGCGATACAATACGGCCAAGGCAACTATGCCAACATCGTATTGGCCCGCGCTGGATTGTTAATAGAAGATTACGTCCTAAACGAACGCCTGCGAAATGCCACATTCTTTGGATGGTGGATACTTGGGGAAACAGCAACCAACACAGGCGGCACGACCCTAACGGAGTTTAGGGAATACACTATTGGCGTGCAGGGCGGAAGCTCAAGCGGCTTGGCTGGTTGCTTGCTCAGGGGTAACAACCTTTCTGACCTGTTAAGCCTTCCGTCTGCTCTGATTAACCTTGGGCTTGCTGATGCCCTGCTTTCTGACGAAACAGCCACCCTCACAGCGGCTTACACGACTGCGATTGATCCTGATGGGACGATAACAACAGGCACATACACACCCACCACAGCGACGGGTTCTAACTGCAAGTCGATCACTGACGGCGGGGCGTTTACACTTGCGCCCCCTGCGACCGCAACCGACACGGTGACGCACCTATCCTTATTTATCGTCAACAACGCCAGTGCGGGCGCGATTACGACAAGCGGTTTTACAAAGGTTGCTGGCGACCCGTTCACGACTACCAATGGTCATGCGTTCTATTGCACTATTCAAGTCACTGACATCGGCGGGACTGAGTATTCGTCGCTAGTTGTGTTGGCAATGCAATGACCTTGATTTTACCAATGATTGGCAGCGGGTATATTCCAGCGGGTGCTGGCCTTCCAAACGGGACAATTTTATCTAGCTTCGCTTCGCCGTTAGATGGACCTTTCGGCTTGGCTTATGATGGGGCTAACCTCCTTAGCTGTGATGTACAGGGGGATTTGATTTACATTCACAGTGGCGTCGCATCTACTGTGTCTTCAAGTTTCGCTTCACCTTCAACGGCACCTTCGGGCTTAACTACCATAGGCGGGAATCTCATTAGTTGCGACCGCGATGCTGACCGAATTTACATACACAGCGGTTACACGTCTACGGTGTCATCTAGTTTTGCTT